ACTTGCAGGGCGGCACCGTCAGTAACCAGAGCGCGGTCAGGCAGACGAATACGCAGGGTCGAACCGATCTTGGCACCTTCAACAGCAAAGCTGTCGTCGTACTGACGGTTCACGTTGCGCGTGAGAACCAGGTTGTTTTCGAGAATCTCAAGCGCCTTGCGCGTGATCATGTCGATGGTAAGAATCGAATTACTCATGGTGATTTCCTAAAGAAAAGTTAGCGGAAGCGTTGTGCTTCTAGCTTCTTCATCTGCCGCGCCCTATCAGCTTCAATCCACTGCGAAGCCGTCATGGTCTTGATAGACCGAGGATCCGTAGTGTCCATAGCTGGCGAGCCAGAGGCCCGAGCGGTGACAGGTGAAATAGGCATAGGAGCCGATGTGGTTCTCTTGACCGGCGGTTCTGCGGCCAGCTTGGCCTCAATTTTACCGATCTCTTTTGCCTGCGCGAGCGGCGCCATGCGTGAGATACGTTCCGCGTCTTTTGGATTTGACCCGAGGTAATAAGCCAATTCGGGGCCAATGTCCGAAGACTGAATCGTTTCCGCCATCACGTTAGTGATCGGCAGCTTGGGGTTGTAGGCGACTTGCTCGAAGTCGTCGTACTTGTCCCGCGCCACTTCTTCTAGGTCGTGATAGCTTTCCAGAACTTGCGACTGCTGCTTGGCGGCTTCCCGTTTGGCGATAAGTTCTTCGGCCTTCTGGTATGCCAATGCTTCCGCATAGGCTTCAGGCGACTCAAACTGGTCAACGGTGGACGTTGGTGCAGCGTGGACGATTTGCGTTTCCGCAACCCGTTGCGTTTGTTCTCTTTCCCACTTACGTTGCTCTCTTGCGAGGCGTTTGCTAATCATTGAGTCAATGTCTGCCTGGGAGAACTTTCGTTCTTCGGCTTGATCAACTTGACTATCCGGCGCTATTGGTGCAGTGTCCGAAACAGCCGTTGCTTCGGGTGCTAACGCGGTGTCAACTACCGCTAAGGTTTCTTCAGTCATGTCATGTTCCATTGGAACCCCGGTCTACTGGGCCGGTACAGTTCTTAAATTATCATATCACAGTCAAATGAGGCCGTAAAATTCAGTCACGCGGCTACAGTGCTTAAAGCGCCTGTCGTAGACGTGACAATTCTCCACTTTGATCCGTCTGAGGCGGTTAACACTGGGCCAAAGGTTGAACTTGAAAAACCAACGTTACCTGCAAAATTATCGCCTCCAATCCACGGGTATCCTGTAGCGTTTGATTTTGGCACGATTGCGGGGTCAACGCCGATGCTGGCGTACAAGTAATTTACTACCGCCATGTAGCCGTTATCTGAAACTGTTCCACTTGTTCTAGATGGAATAGTTACCGTAAATTTAATTCCCGTAACCACCCTTGCACTAACAAACGACAAGGTGTCCAGCACATTAAAAACAACGTCTGTACCGTAGGCTGTTGTGTTAGATCCAGATGTGTGCGGGAATACAGGAGAAAGTTCAGTCCATACGCCTAAATCTGTCGTGTATACAAACGCTTGAATTAAGCACCGATTTGTTTTGGCAAAATCTTTTGACAGCCCAATTATGCTTACGTTAGTAGATGGAATTGTGATTTCAAAGTCTACACTCCCGCCTGCAATCGTCGTGGCTTTGTACCAGTAATAATCAATTCTGTTGTTGTGATTCAGCAGCTTTTTACCCACGGTCGCAACGCTGTAACTTGCAGAGTTTTCCGCTGTATTTGTGGTTGTTGCAGTAATTGATGTGACGTTGTTTGGGTTTGCAAGAATGTTGTTGATTGGTGAAATCAAATAGAACTGTTCAACATCAGGCAGTGTTTGTTGCTGGTTGAAATCAACATATACGCCAGTCCCGGCAAACATAGGCAAAACAATTCTATTGTTCTCGACGGGTCGCCCAGTAGCCCCAGTCTCCCCCCTGCCGATCATGATGTTTGAATCGTGAATATACCCCGCCGGGTTTACTATTGCACCAAGTGTGATAATGTTGTTGATTGACCCGGTTGCAAATTCATACGCATACTTTACAAGCCCAGGGTTTCCTGCGTCATACACCATTACGGCAAAACTGTTGCTTTGCCCGTCAATATAAACACACGACAATTCTGGGTTTGCTACTGACGCAACTGTTGCTTGGTATACACCAGAAAAAGAATTGCCATTTCCTTTTAGTCTGACTGATTGCTGCGCCTCATCAATGTCACAATTAAACGTATTGGCATTAATTTCATTTGAACTTGTATCAGAGCAAAATATCCCGTAAGCAAAACCTGCTATACGGCAAGAGATGCGGTTATAGTAAATATAGCCATCTCCGCTAATATCCAACTTGATGCCGTTCCCGCCATATTTGCGGTAATTTACAATCCTAGTTGATATGTTGTTATAAGAGTTTTGCAGCGCCGCGCTTGATGCTTGAAGTAGGATGGCCGATTTCGTATACGCGCTGCCCAAAACAGAACAATCAATGATCCCGCCAGAAAGGGTGTTTGACGATTTTGTGATGATAAAAACATCGGTGTCCACCGTCGGTGTAATCCGCGTTTCTGGCGACATCTCAAACGTTTTACCAGCGTGAATCTTGGGCAAGGCGGGGGATGAAACGCCCCCAACAATGTAAATTGGCCCGCTGATGCTGAATTTGTACGGCCCCGCTACAGAGTGCTTATTTTCTGAAATGCAAGTGTTAATTGCTGCCGTGTGGTCTGATCCGCTTGAAGTGGTGCCCATTGCATCACTAATTTGCAAAGGCGTCATGTAGTCAAAGACGTTCACGCTCTCCCGCAGTTTAGCTTGCACGGTTGTAGGCACAGCACCAATGCCTGCGGGGTCATACACAATGTTTGCGGCGTTACTTGTAGAGGTGACACCGGTAATGTTGTCCCAAGTTGCAATCAATACGTCAGATGACGTTCTCAAAACAAACTTGTAGTTTTGCCCTGAGGTTAGCCAAATTTCACCCGTTGCCACTCGCCCTGCGGCGTTCAAAATGATAGGGTTGCTGTGCGGCGTAGCGCCAGAAACAGATGTATAGGTGGCTTGCGGCGTAGTCGTTCCGGCAACATAGCTGTACAGCTTGCCGCCTGCCAAGGGAGTGCCGTTATCATCAAAAAACTGTTGGCCTGCACCAGCTAGTGCGGAAAGAGTGACTGCCATTTATAGCTCCAAGTTATCTAAAATAATCATCGCCCACGAGCCTTTGCATAGCCCCACCTTGCGTAGCCCAATAGGCTGCTTCATGCACCCGCCTGAGCGTTTAAGTATTTTGTAACATTAGCAGTTTCACCCGCCGTGAGTGCGCGGTTAACAATAATTAACCCACAATAATCGGTGTTGTCGGTGTACGTTGTGCCAATAGTTTGCGCCGTAAGGATGCTTGCGCTTACGCCTGGAACTGCGCGGCATACTGTGCAATCAGTGCCAAAACTTGGCGAAAAAAGTGCAACGAGCGTATCGTCAACGACATCAAAATTGATGCGTGTCGGTGCGGCGCTTAGAATTGGTCGCAACCCTGCTGTAGCTTGCTTACTATGCTGGCCGGGAATCTCCTTAAAGGAGATGTTGTCAATGGAACCAGTAAAAGCAGCGTCACCACTAAAATATGCTACCCCTGTTGCTCCAGGGCATTGGAATCTGTAGGTGTAACTTCCAGTAACACTAACAAAAACAAGGTTTGGGATAGTGTCCCCCAATCTGATTGTGATACTTCCTGCGTTGCAAACAATGTTAAATGTTATTAGATATGTTTTATATTGCACCAACCCCATGTTTTGAGAAAGTGCCGCCGCAGTACCAGCAGATTTTGATGCTACGCCACTTCCTATAGTCCAGCCCGTGCCCTTCGTCCATGCGGTATCTGTATTAAACGATCCATTTACTGTCAACTCCGGCCCCAGCACCAGCCCTTGGCTCTTATCCAGTATCAGTCCAACCGGCTGCGTTACCGCAGTGACTTGCGTTATGCCGGATGCAGTCAGAAACATGGTGCTTAAGTCACTGGGGTCGTACCAGATGCCTCGTTCGCCTGCGGAGAAAAGGGAAGATGGAGACCAAGCCCGATTAGGTGCCGCAAGAGTAGCCGAACTACCCAATCCTATAGGTAGTCCGTTTCGGGTAGGTATGCCGAAGTAACTCATTGCGAGTTGATTGGCTTGCAGTAGATCGTGCCGCCGATAGACACTTGAATTGCACTTACGCGCCACGGGGCACCAGTACCAGCAGGCACTTTAAACGGAATCGGCGTAAAAGGAGGCACTGGAGTGCTGGCACTGGTTGCCACCACGCCTTCGCCGACTTCAATGTAGCAAGACTGATCCGACCACACTACGACACCTTGCGGGCCTGCGGCCCAAGTGCCGGTGCTGCCTGCCGTGCCGGTATACGCAACGGACTTGGCCGGAAAGTTCGTCTTGTCAAGTGGATTCAAAAGTTCCATGTCAATTCCTAAGCAAGAAATTTCAGTTTATACAGCGTGCTGAGATACACCCCAACAATCTCATCGATGATGTTTTGCATTGGGCTGTCAGTCTTGTCACAGACCTCATACCTGCACTTTTCCACCTCGTCCATTGAGGCTTGCAAAAACTCAATGATGTTGTTTGTTTTGGTGGCGCTCATCAAGCTGATAGGGCCAATTAGACCATGCCTGCCTTGATACGCCTCAGAAAACTTGTCAGCCAAATCAACAACGTCATTGTAAAAATGACGCAAGGCTTTGTGCTTGGCAAAACTGCGGGTGTTAAGGTGAACCGAATGGGCCACATCGCGGGCCAAAAACAGCGTGCCTACAAAATCGGCGGGTTTCATTGTGGTTGACCTTCCATTGGCTGTTCTTCCATCTGCATACCTTGCTCCTCACGCATCTCAGGGATGCCGCCGATCTGGTCGTTGGACTCCATCGCAGCAGCGACCACGCCCATCGCAATATCTTGGATCTGCTGCTCGGTCATGCCAGCCTGCACTGCGCTGATGCGTTGCGTTTCGGCCTGATAAGCTTTGATCTCAGCCTCGTAATCCTTGCGGCGTTGCTCTTGCACCTCGATAGACTTGCCGACGTTCTGGATCATCTGGTGCATCTGCTCCATCTCCTGACCCATCGCCTCCATCTGCTGCTGTGCGGCTTGCAGTTCTGGGTTCTCGTCGGCGTCTGACATCAGCTTAGGATCAATGGTCTTGGCAAACCGCTTTGCCATCTCCTGTGCACCCGGCCAGTCCATGTTCTTCACGAACAGATCGCCAGCCACGGCCCACAGTTGCGGATTGCCTTGCAACAGTTGCGCCATCGCCTCAAGTGCTTCTTGGCGCTTGGTCGCGTAGCCTGGGCCAGTCGTAGCCACCACATCGTACTTGCCGACGCTTGGGTTGTAGATCTTCTCCACGACAATGCCGAACTCGTCAACGATCTTGTTGACTGGTTCCGGCTGGTCAGGGTTGATCTTGACCATCTTGGTTTCGCCGTCTTCGCCAATGATTCGAGCGATGCGCTGGGTGTCGTAAATCTTGGGGATCAGATCCACCAACTGACGAGCAACGTGACGAACACCGCGAGCCAGGTTATCGCCGTAATGGTAAGTCCCCACATCACCTTCTCGCTGTCGAGCGAGGATTGCTTTTCCGGATCGTTCATTGGAGCCCATCCCCAAAGATGCGTTGTACTGACCGGTCGTGGACTTGATGTCCTCAGATGCGCCTGCCTTGGCCTGCAACAGCCCGCTGGAGGCCATTGGGGGCTGTGCCCGCTGGGGTAGTGGCAGAACAGCGCCTTGACCGTCCGTAACGTCTGGATTGATCTCCAGATACGGCCAGTTGTTCGTGTTGGCGGTCTTCCACTTGTCTTCGTAGCCCTCGAACTGGCCACCGTACCCGATGAACGGCGCTTTTGGTGCCAAGGCCAGCATTTCTGCTTCCTGAGACACCCAGTAGTTGTACATCCGTTGGGCATCCTTGGCGTTACGCACCAAGCCCGAAACGTACAAACGGCCATCAACCTCGAATTCGTTGCCGACGATGCGAATCACGGGGATGTACTTGCCAGCCCAATCGCGTGCCTCAAGGATCTCGTACCCGTTGATCTTGCAGTAT